CGCTTACCAGTTGACCGCGTCAAACCGTGGTGACGTTGTCAGCGAGTCGACCAAGTCAGGCGCAAGCCGTACTTATTCCGGCGCGTCTGGTTTAAGCGGCAATAGTTACGGGCAGCAATTGCAAAGCATGGCTGGGGGTCAATGTTTAATCAGTCAGCTAGGCAATCAATACAGCGCCTTCCTCGATGTCGTGGTGGTTGACAATGCCTAGTCCGTTTGATGGCATGGCCGTTTACCAAATGACCGTGTACGGCTACACCGTGGATGCATACGGCCAGTCGACCTACTCAGTCAAAGGCGTGATAAAATGCGAGTATGAACAGGGCGGATCAATGCAGCAAGACGAAACCGGCACCGAGTTTGTGCCAATGAGTACGTTTTACCCAATTGAATCAAGCATCGAAATTAAGCGCGGCGACTTTGTGGCTCTTGGCGACACAAGCGCAATAGCAGATCCAGTTGAAGCGGGTGGCGAGACGGTCAAAAAGGCACCAAGATATGGCCATAGTTATATGGGCTGGGGTGAAGAGACGATTGTTTATACGGGGTAGATATGGGTATCAAGATTAGCGGCATGCGTGAAGTATCCAATAAGGCAAATTCATTTCTTAATGGCGTTGCTGACCAAGTTACCCCAAGAACATTGACAGAGGCTCTTATTGTTGCAGGTAATTACGCCTCGCTACTTACCCCAGTAGATACAGCAAACTTGATTAATTCTCAGTACAGAATGCCAATAACCCAGACGGCAACCGGATACACTACAGGCATAAAGTACACAGCGAATTACGCTAAAAATGTGCATGACGGGCCGCAAAAGAACTGGCAAAAGCAAGGCGCATCAAACCATTTCTTATCTCGCGGCTTTGAAGATAACATAGCGGAATTAAGGCAAATCATCATTAACGGGTATAAAGTAAAATGATTTTAGACGAACTTTACGAACATATTGTTTCGAGCGGAATCGTTGATGATTACGTCAAGAGATTATTGCACGCTAGTGATGGTGACGAACTATTCAATCAAGCGCAAAAGTTTATGCTTATTCGCCCTGATGGCGGCCCAACGCCAGAAGACATACAAGGATTTCCGGTTTTCAGAGTTTCGCTTGGTGGCCGGTCATCGAACATGGTTTCAATTTACAAAGACGCGCAAAGCATTATCAATTTCGTGAATGCAAACCGTGTTAGTGGTTCAATTTTCAATATAGTGGTATTATCTGATGTGTCGCCAGCGTTTCAAATGTCTGATGACAGGATTTATTTCGAAATAAATTTACAGGTTTTCCAGAATAGAGGATAAAGCTTATGGCTATTGATGGTGGCTACACAGGTAACGAAGTCGCATTTGAGATTTCTTACAGCCAATCGAAAACAGAGGTTCCAACGGATTTTGTTCGTGTAGCCGCTGTTCGTAACAAAGAATTCGGTGTTGAGTGGGAGGACGTGGATGCTACCGCCGACACTTCCGAAGGTCAATTCCGCGAATACTTGGCAACTTTTAAATCGTTCCCAGTTACCTTGTCTGGCGTTTCTCGCGTTGAAGAGACGGCAAACCAGAAAGAAATGGAAGCGTTTATTATTAGCCCTGCAAACAACACGCCTCGCGGTTGGGCGCGTTTTACACGCCCCGTTGCTGATGGCACTGTTCGAACTTATTCGTTCCCTTGCTTTTTCAGTAACTACAAGATGACGGCTCAGTATGATGGCGTTGTTGAGTGGAACTGTGACGCAAAAGCAACCGGTAACGTAACGATTACTGATATCTAAGGGGTTAATGATGGCTGCTTTAACGGTTAATGAGGTATCTACCACTGACGCAACAAGCGTTACAGTTGATACACTTACTGCGAGCGATACGTTTACCTTTACCGGTAATATGTATTTGATCTTATCAAACGACACGGCAGGCGCTTTGTCGCCTGTTCTTACTGGCGATTCAGCAACAACTGTGGAGGTTCAGGGGCTTGGTTCTATCGATGTTTCCGGTGGTTCTGATGTCTTTGGCTCTATCTCTGCTGGCGCTGAAAAGATGTTAAAGCTTGGCGTTGTTAGCGATTACCTGTCAGGTACGGTTACGATCACTGGCGGCACAGATCTAACGGCGCGTTTGATTAAGTTAGGGTAACTATGTATGCGTAAGCACGTCAATGAGCACATTGGCGAGCTGGCAATTCATGCAGGGGGGCGCGATTTCGTATTTCGCCCCCTTTTTTGTAGAGTTGCCGAACTTGGCTCGCCTAAAGAAATTATTAAGCTGCTTAACGATTCACAGGTTGGTGGCTGGGATGGCTTTGTTGCCGCCTATCAAATACTTATTGGACTTGCTGACGATGACCACACTGATGACGAATTAGAGTGGCTTCTTGGTAGATTCTGGATTGAGGAAAAATGCGGCCTTCAATACGAGGCGGGACAAGTTGACTTTCAGAACATTCACATTTTAGGCTCTAAACTTATTCGAGACGCGACCATTGGGCGGCCAAGCAAAAGGGATTTGGCCAAGTCAAAATCGTCAAAGCCTATGACAGAGTTTGACCCTGCGGAATTTGTTGCTATTGGTGATGCACATTTAAGCGGCGTTAACTGGTGGAACAAAACCATGATAGAATTACAAAAAGCTTGCAAAGCTAAGACGGCCGACGGCAAAGAAGAAGATCCAATAACGCACGAAGATGTAACAAAACTGTTTGATTACATCGACAAGCGCAAAGCAGAAAAAGGGGTTAAGTAGTGGCAAACGAAGACTTAGGCACGATATCCTACACGGTAGACGCTAAGACCAAGCCCTTATTGGATGCTAACAAACAAATAGACGCGTCTTTAAATACGGTTGAGAAAGGTTTTATTTCTACCGGTGCGGCGGCTGGTAAATTTGACACTCAACTAACTAAAACAGCATCCGGCGTTAAGCGTTCCGGCGAAGCTATGCGACGAATGAAGGGTCAAGCGCAAAACCTTGGTTTCCAGTTGCAGGATATCGCGGTTCAGGCTCAAATGGGTACTAACTCGCTTGTTATCTTAGGGCAGCAAGGTTCGCAAATACTTGGCGCGTTCGGTGCTACTGGTGCGCTTGCGGGTGCCGCTTTGGCGATTGGCGCTGCTTTGGCTGGCGTGGCATCAAAAGCGTTAGGCGCTGGCGAGGCTGTTCAGGACTACAAAAGCGAACTTGAGCTACTACAGCAAACAGTAAAAGTTACGGATGACGGTATTACTCAATTCTCTGATGGATTTGCAAAGCTTGCTCAAGAGCGACCGGAAATTGCTATTTCAAAACTAAACACCGAGCTTAGCCGGTCTGACTCGATACTTAAAATCGTGTCAAACGATGCGTCAGACCTTGTTGATGACTTTGCTAATTTCAGCACGAGCGCGGCAAGAAACGAACTTGAAACGTTTGGTTCTGATGTTGCCAATATCGTAAAAGAAACTACACCTCTAACTACTGGCCAGTTGTTTAAGTCTGCCTTTACCGGTTCCGCTGTGCGCCCGTACAACGAAATAAGGGATGCAGTAAGTAATCTTATGGACGAATTCGAGCTAAGCAGAGATCAGGCCGCAAGGCTTTCTGTTGCGCTTTCTAATGTCAATACTCCGCAGGGCGTTATTGAAGCGTCCGCAGTAATTGAGGATCTTGCGTCTAGCTCTGATAATTCAAACGTCAAACTTGACCGTCTGAATGTAAAAATGTTCGAGCTTGGCGAGCGCGCCAAGAACTTAGTTCAATCACAGGAGTCTTTGAACTCGGCGCTAAATGACGTTGCCGATGTTGGCGGCCAATCAGAAAAAGCCATAGAGAAGAACAAAGAAGCTATGGCAGGTGCTGCGGCTGCGGCTTTAGACCTACAGCAAAAAATACTTATCTCTAAGACTGCTATGGAAGAAGGCGAAGAGGCCGCCATTAGACAGTCTGTTGCTATGAGTCTAGGATCTCAGGTATCCGAGGAGCTAAAAAACAAAGTTGCTGATTTGGCGGTTGAGTATTTCAATCTAACGCAAGCGCAAAAAGAAGCCGCAAAAGAGCAGAGAGAACAAGAGACGTTAAACAAAAACGCTCAGAAACTTGCTGAAGACGCTAGAAACTCAAACCTTTCAGAGATAGAGCAAATTAGGCAAAAGGCTCAGGCTCAGCGAGATTTGATTAACGCTAGCACAGAGTTAAGCGCGCTACAAAAAAGCCAAGCGATAGGCAATATTAACCAGCAAGAGCAACAATCAGTTGATAGGGCAACTTTTGGAACGGACGATCCTAACAATATAGCACTGCAAAACGGTTTGAATATCACTAAAGAAATGGCCGATCAAGTCCAAGAGCTTGATGACCGTATGATGAACTTAGGAACCACCATAAACGACACTCTTGTGGGTTCTGCCCTGACCTTTGGCGACACCATAGGTAATGCTTTTGCTTCTGCGATTGCGTCCGGTGACTCTCTGAACGATACGTTTAAAAACATTGCTGGCACCATCGCGCAACAAGTGCTTGCTCAGTTGATTAGTGTCGGGGTGCAGTACGGTATTAACGCGGCGTTAAAAACGGGCGCTGATGCTACTATGGCGGCCTCTTCCGTTGCAGCTACTGCGGCAACTACTGCGGCCGGTGTAACTTCCGCAACAACACTAGCAAATGCCTACGCGCCTGCCGCTGCCGCTGCCGCTGTTGCAACTTCCGGCGGTGCTGCCGCTGCTGGTACGGCTGGCCTAGTGACAGCTTACTCGACTTCTAATGCTTTATCTTTGGCTGGCGGCCGATTAAACGGTGGCGCGGTATCGCCAAACAGCGCCTATCAAGTTACCGAGAACGGAAAGCCGGAAATGTTGACCGTAGGCGGCAAGAATATTTTGATGACCGGCAGCCAAGGCGGGACGGTCACCAGTAATAAGGATTTGGTTAGCGGTGGTAGTGGCGGCACCGTTGTGAATGTTTATAACCAGTCGTCTAACAGTGAAGCGACAACCACAAGCACCATGCAGGACGGTAAAGAGGTAATTAGTATTGTGGTGGCCGATATTAACAACCGCGGCAAGATACACAAGGCCATGACCAACACCACCACGGCCAACAATAAGACGTAAAAAAAGCCCCGTTATGGGGCTTTGTTATTTATACGGCCTACAGAAATCTTGTCATCCGTTAAGTAAAAATACATAACTGAAGATCTATCTTTCGACTCTAAAAGAAAGTCAGCGGCTATAGTCATACCTAAATCTTTGGCAAGCTCTTCTAGTTTTGGAGCACAGTAGAAAGAATATACGCGCTCGTTATCATTCCCAGCCTCTACATCACCACCTTTTGATTCTAAGTATTCACAAATATCTTCGTAAGTCATTTCCTATCTCCTTCGTTTAAGTCTCTTAACATTAATCTATACACAAACCCATTGCAATACTTTTCTCTGTTTATTTTTGCTACAATTGGAAAAACACTTTCAAGGGCGTAAACATGGCCGATATAGATTACCCTTCGGCGCTTCGTGGCGCGATACAAAATACAAAGACAACCAGTAGAGCTTCTGGGTTCAATGAGTCTAGTCCTGCCGCTGGAGCGTCTTACACTCAGGCTTTCACGACTGACCAGCCAACCTTCATTAGCTTTGACTTAAAGTTTAGCTTGTCTGATGCTATGTACTTTGACTCTTGGGCTAGATTGAATGATATTTTTGATTCTGGCGTTATGTTTAATATGGATGTTGGCGACGAGTACGGCGTAACTACTCAAGAAGTTCGTTTTGTTTCGGCTGGCGTTCCAACAATGGCGCAGAATGGATATGTGACAAATTACCAAGGATGTCAAGTGCTATGCAAGAATTATTCTAAACCTGATGCAGATTTCATCGTTTCTTTCTTTGAAGTATACGGCGGCGATTTAGATCAACTTAGCCAGCTTGATATTATGATTAACCAAAATTGGCCCGAGGTGTAATTAATGGCAGCCGACTTAGACAGCTTGATAGCCAAATACCGCAACGAAAAACCGGTAGAGGCTATCGTTTGGCCAACAATTGAGATCTACAACGAAACCACAGGCGCTTTCCGCTTCGTTCGCGACTACGCTGACAAGACGTTCACCATTGAGTCTGGAGCCGATAGAAACGCTGGTGAAGACGTAGAGTTTAAAGCAATTGGATTTAGCGCACCTAGCCCATCCCAAGAGTCAGAACCTAGTATTTCGATAAACGTGACCTTGCAGCGCGTCGGTTCTGAAATGAAGGCTCAGCTTAAAAAACTGCGCGGCTTCTTGAGCTTCAATCCTGCTTACTTTGTTTGGCGCGAGTACATTTCGACAGATACGAGCGAGCCTGTATCAGTTTATTACTTGTACGTGAAAAGTATTAGCATGGATTCTGGCGCGATAACCATTGTTGCTTCTGACGAAAACCCACTCGCACAGCCTGTTTCTTCCATTGCAACCGTGGGGCGCTTCCCTGCTTTGGCGGACTTATGACACATGATGAATTTGTTAATGCCGTAATCGGCAAGCCTTGGGTGAACCGTGCTGACGGTATGAGTGAGTTTGACTGCTGGGGGCTGGTGGTCGCTTATTATCGAGAGGTTTTAGATGTCAACATTCCGGTATACTTGGGCGGCGACATACAAAGCGGATACCTTTCAGAGATTGAATCTGGACGATGGGAAGAAGGGCAAGGCATTGTTTTCATGTGCTTCATCGACGGCATGCCGTCGCATTGCGGTCTAGTGTTCGACAACAAGGTCTTGCATGCTCACGGCTGGAAGGGTTCAGGACAAGTAACATTGCAGCCGCTTAGAAAAATACAAAGACTATTTAAGGACGTGAAAATTTATGCTTATCGTTAAACGTCATCCGCTAGGCGAGAAAGAGTTATTAGAAGCTGCGCCGAATAGAAGCGTTATAGAGTACCTGACAGACTACGACGACCATCGAGATATGGAAGTTGATGTTTTTCTTAATGGTGGCGAGAAGCTGACAGAGAAGGACTACAAGAGGCGACTAAAAGAAGGCGACATTTTGACGCTTGCTTATCGCCCTTCTGGAATCGAGGTTGCCATTGCGGCGGTAGTTGCAGTCGTTGCTGCTGTCGTGTTGACTTCCTTGGTGCCAGAACCGGAGACGCCAAATGTCGTCGGCGAAACGTCATCAAGCCCAAACAACTCAGTATCAGGCCAAACAAACACTGTTCGAAAATATGAGGCGATCCCCAACATTTACGGGCGTGTATGGTCTTACCCTGACTTGATTGCAAACGCGGTGCCTGAGTGGGTAGCTAATAGAAAGCAAGTTAGGGAGTTGTTCTTGATTGGCGAGGGTGAATACCAAGTTGATCAAATAAGAGACGGAACCACGGACATTGACGATATTTCTGAGTCTAGCGCCGTTGTTTATGGGCCAAACTCTTACCCAAGCGATCTATTGCGGGTTGGGTTTAATGACTCTGTTAATAACGAAGAGCTTCTTGCTCCTGATGACGACAGTTTGATTTGGCAGGGTGGCGCGTCTGTTAGTGAACAGTCAGGTGCCGTAGCTATTGTTTCTGGAACTACTTTACAGTTTACCTCACCAAACCAGATTACATACACTCTTGACAGTTCAGAGCTTGCGGGACTTAATGTTGAATCCGGCGAAACTTTTACGGTTTTCGACACATCAAGCAATAATGGTTCTTTTTCTGCAAGTTCGGTGACTAACGTTTCAGGATTTATTACTATAACAACTAACGAAAGCACAATATCGAACGAATCAATAGTTGTGTCTAGTTCCCCTTACATGTCTGTAACTAGGTCTGCCGTTGTCGCCTCCAGCTTAAGTGTGGTTGAAGATATCGGCGTATCAGTTGGCGATAGTGTTGAGACAAACCTAATAACCCCTAATTTCACGGTGGGCGGGTACATAGTTGGCGTTGGTACTGGTAGCAATTTTACCTACATCTATATGTCCCATGCTGACGGTTCTTATTCGGAGCCACTAAGAGAAGATGCAACATTAAAAAAAGTAACGTCTTCATCACCAAGTCAAGTAGGCCCTTTTACTATGTCGTCAACCGCTGAACAAATTTGGTTTAATTTGTCTGCAAGAAATGGGTTGCAAAGTTCCGATGGTGGGCAAATAACAGTAAGTATTGATTTATTTGCTCAGCAAATAGATTCGTCTGGTAACGATGTAGGCTCACCGATTTCACAAACAGTTAGTCTTACTGGTAAAACAACCAGCGAAATAGGTAGAACTGTAAAAATTACTGGCTTAGGCGGGAACCGATACAAGGTTTATGCGGAGCGAACAACAAACAGGTATTCAGGTTCAGCCATTCAGGATGTTTTCTGGCAGGAAGTTTTTACCGTCAACGAATACAGCGGAGAAAACTTTGGTAACGTCACGGTGATGGACGTGGTTACCAAAGCGTCATCAAGCGGCACTACATCAAGCCGCAAAATAAACGCGGACGTAACAAGAAAGCTTGACGGCGTAGCTACCACCAACTTTGCCGACGCGGTTGTTGACTTGATTGTAAATAAAGGCCGCCGCCCTGAATCTGAGATTGACACTACTGGGCTGTATGAAATTGCTGATAGTTTGACTGACGATTTGAAAGAGTTTTCTTTTACCTTTGATGACAAAAACATATCGCTTTCACAAGCCGTACAAACTGCCTGTAACGTGGCGCGTGTTAATGTGTACCGTGATGGGCAAATGTGGCGCTTTAACCGTGACGAAGCTAAGCCGCGAACTTACGTGTTTAACCGACGCAACCTAGCCAGCGGCAACAACCAAAAATTCACTCAAAGTGTTAGGCTGCCAAATGATTACGATTCGGTGGCGCTTCGTTACTACAATCGAGACCTAGAATCATTTGACGATGTTTTAGTGCGTATCGATTCAGACACCCAGTCTTTTGTCGTTGGCGAAGATGGAGCGCGCCCTTATGAGCTTGAGTTAGCGGGATGCTCAAACTACGCCCAAGCGTTGAATAGGGCTAATCTTGAGGCGCGTAAGATCGTTTACCTTCGCCGCAGTGTTGAAGATGTTGCGCTTAACGATGCGGCAAATGTTGATATTGGTGACCGTGTGGCATGGTGTGACATTTATGACGGTGAGACAATGGACGGTGAGATTGTCGGACAAGATGGTTCAACATTCTACACTAGCGAAGAAATTGTTCTTGATGACGGTATCACGTATTACGCGATGATTACCGACGAAGACGGTCAAGCAATGACTCCAGTAGAGGCGGCGGCGGTAGATGGCAACAAAAAAGCGTTTACAGCAACACTTGCAGGTAATGTGCTAATCGCTGACAACTACCTAGTGCAGGCCGGATCAAAATACATTATAGGCTCAGTCGATGATATTGACGACACCGACTATAGTGTGGTTGCTCGCGGTAGCAATGAGAATGGCCGCATCAACATTGAACTGATACAATACAACGAAACCATATACGAGGCTGACTAAAAATGGCTAGTAACGATCCAACAGACTTAACAGCTAACCCATTAGGCTCTAGTAGCTTTTATGTGGGCGCTAGAAATGCCAGCGACCTAGATAAAGTCGTTAACGGCGATGCTGATTGGTATGAAAACCGATTTGGAAACAACATACGATCAATGACAAGTTTGACAAACTTGTATGATCAGTTTGAAGCGTCATTTGCTGCTTTGCAATTGGAGTTTGAGACGGAATTTGCCGCGGCCCTTTCTGATTTTAGCGTTGAAGGTGATGATGCTATATCTGATTTTAATGATAGCGCTGACGATGCAATAGCAAGACTTGGAGCATTTGATAATACTGGGGAGTGGGGGCCGACATCAACAAGCTATGTTGTTAATCAGCTTTGGCAAGACCCCTCTGACTTGACATGGTACTTAGTGCTAATGGATTACACTGCCGGTGCAGATCCAGCAACAGATATAGCAACAGGAAATGTTGTTGTATTTTCAAGTACGACGCTTAATTATAGCTATGTTTTTATTAACGACGTGTTAGGTGATAAAATAGAGTTTGGTTCTGACTTTGACGATGTTGACGCTTATGATTTAATTCTTGGGAAAGTTTACGAAGGAACCGCTACAGCGTCAGAGATAAATATTTCAAGTAAAATTAACAATCAACTTGGCATTCTTGCGGGAGCATAAAAAATGGCAACTTTAACGGAGATAGTAAAATCTAAAGCTGGCTTAGATTCAGTCTTAGGCGATGCTAACTATTTAGGGTATTGGGAGAATTTAACTGGATCAGTTCTTGAGGGTCAGCTTGTTAGTCGTGATGGCGATTTTTGGCAGGCGGTGGAGCTTATTGCAGACGTGACAGCGAGCACCCCGACAGATTCAAATGATTCTTGGTTTAAGCGACAAGATGCAATATTTGATTATGTTGTTTCGCAATTGGCTGATGGTGATGATTCGGTTGTTGGTTACATCTATAAAAACAGATCAATTAGCACAATTGAATACTTTATCTGGCCTGCAACTGGTCAGGTTTTTTTAACTAATGGTGTTACAGGTACGTTCAGCGATCCGCTTGATTTTGATCCGGATACTGGTGTCGATAGTGGATTAAGTGGTGCCTTAGTAAATGAGAATTCAACAAATAGAGCAATAAAAAGATACATTGGAAGCACTGG